CTAAAAAAAAACTAAATTCTGATTCAGATTTTAGATTTCATTTTTTCTTAGCAGAAAAGCTACATAAAACTATTGGTGAAATTCTACAGATACCTGTAGAAGAATATTCTATGTGGGTAGCTTATTATAACCTCAAACACGAAGAAGAACAAAAAGCATTGAATAAAGCAAAGATGCAAGGTAAAAGAAGATAATGACGAAAAAACTTAACATTGACATCATTGCAAAAGATAAATCCAAACAGGCTCTTAATCAAGTTCAAGGAAATTTAGCAAAAACTAAAAAATCAGTATTAAATTTAAGAAATGCACTAATAGGTTTAGGTGCAGGTTTGGCATTAAGGTCAGTAATAAATGTAGGTAAAGAAGTTGAGAATCTACAAGTTCGTTTTAAATTTTTATTTGGTTCAGTTGAAGAAGGAAAAATTGCATTTGACAATTTATCTAAATTTGCTGCGAAAGTACCTTTCTCTTTAGGTGATATTGCTGCTGCATCTGGTAATCTTGGTGTTGTAGCAAAAGATGCAAAAGATTTAACTAGGATATTAGAGATTACAGGTAATGTTGCGGCATTTACAGGTTTAGATTTTCAAACAACTGCATCACAAATTCAAAGAGCCTTTTCTGGTGGTATAGCAGCGGCAGATATTTTTAGAGAAAAAGGATTAAGACAAATTTTAGGATTTGAAGCAGGTGCTAAAGTTTCTATTGAAGAAACAATAAAGGCATTTGAAAAAACATTTGGAAAAGGTGGCAAATTAGGAAAAGTCACAGATGATTTGGCACAAACCTTAACAGGTACTGTATCTATGCTGCAAGATGAATTATTCAACTTTCAAAAACTTATAGCAGAACAATTTATAGGAACACTTACTGATGAATTAGGTGATTTAAAAACTTTTCTAGAACAAAACAAAGATGAAATCCAAGAAATAGCAGTTGCTATTGGTGAAACTTTAGCTAATGCCATACTAATATTAGGTAAAGCATTTAATGCAACTAGAGAGGTTTATCAATTTTTGGATAGACCAATAAAAGATATAGTTTTAGAACTTATGGGGTTTGGTGAAACCGCAGTAAGTGTTTCTGGGGATACCGCAAACTTATCTCATAATATTGAAGATATGGCTGAATCATTTGATAAAGCCACAATTAGTTTGGAAAAATTTAAAGATAATGCTGAATTATCAAATACTTTTAAAATAGTGCCTGCTCAAGGGGAAGATATTTTTGAACAATTAAAAAAAATAAGAGAAAAAACAGGAGTGGGTTTAATAAATCAAATAAAAGCACAGAAAAGACAGGAATTAGAAACATTAAAAGATGCTAATGATTTAGGTCTTTTAACTGATGAAGAATTTTTAAAACAAAAAGAAAAATTAAATCAAATTTATGAAGATAGAATAACTCGTGCAAAAGAAAATGAAATATCTCAAAGAGTAAAATTAGAAAAACAAGCACAGGATGAAATTATTGGTTTGACAGGCAGTGCGTTAAAAGATTTATCTGGATTAAATAGAACTGCTTTTAGAGCATACCAAGCATTTCAAATTGGACAGGCTATTATTAACGCTCATGCAACCGCTTCAAGGGTTATGGCTCAATATGCAGGTTTATTCCCATTAAACATAGCTATGGCAGGAGCGGCTTATGCAGCAGGAGCGGCAAGAGTAGCGGCTATACGTTCAGCACCTGCACCAAGAATATCTGGTGGTAGAGTTAATGCAGGTGAACCTTATATGGTGGGTGAAGCAGGAAGGGAAATGTTTGTACCTCAACAATCTGGAACTATTGTACCCAATAATCAATTAACATCACCTAATGTCAATATTACTATCATGGCTAATGACACTGAAGGTTTTGATGATTTACTATTAAAACGTAGAAGTGTTATTGTTAATGTGATAAATGATGCATTAAATACACAAGGGAAAGAGGCATTAATTTAATGAGTGGTACTTATCCAACATCACCTGTTTTTAGTTCAATAGGTTTTACATCAGAACAAAAAACAATTACTTCTACTACTGATAGTGGAAAGATGTTTAGTGTTCAAGTGGATGGGCAAAGATGGAAGTTTTCAGCTTCATACCCACCTTTAACTAGAACTACCTTTGCTCCTGTTTACGCATTTATAATGAAACAAAGAAGTCAAAAAGAAACATTCCAAATAGTTCCGCCTGTAATATCAAGTGCTAGAGGAAATGAACAGGGAACTATTTTAGTGAATGGTTCACACACAGCAGGTGATACAACAATAGCAGTTGATGGACACCATAATAATTCAAATGGTGCATTTAAAGCAGGTGATTTAATAAAGTTTGCAAATCACAGTAAAGTTTACATGATTGTTGAAGATGTAAACCCCTCTGGAAATGCATCTACATTAACTATTGAGCCACCACTAAGAAGTGCTTTAGCTGATGATGAAGCAATCACTTATGACAATGTTCCTTTTACAGTAAGACTTACAAACGATATTCAAACCTTTAATACCGATAATATAGACTTATATAAATTTGAAGTTGATTTTTGTGAGGCTCTATAATGGCTAGAGGATTATCTACTGCCTTAAAGAATGAATTAGCAACAAACAATATCAAACCTATTCTTTTAGTAGAAATATTATTTCCAACACCTCTTAGAATTACTAATCATTACAAAGACATAAGTCATAACTCTAATACTTATAGTGCTAGTGGACATTTATTATCTATTACCGATAAAGCTGAAAATGCTGAGATAGATGTTTCTAATTTTACAGTAAATTTATCAGCAGTAGAAAGTACATTTACTTCAGTTATCTTAGGCAACAATGTATCAAATGATATTGTGACTATTGATATTGGATTATTAAATAGTTCTGATGCGTTAATAGATACCTATAACTATGATAAAGGCTATATAGAAAGTTTTAGAATAGATACTGATAAAGCAGTTATTTCTTTAATCTGTACTTCTCACTTTTCTGATTTTAGTAGAATAGCAGGTCGTAAAACAAACGAGGGAAGTCAACAAAGACTATTTGCATCTGATAAGGGATTTGAATATGCAGGTCAAACTGTTCAAGACATAAAATGGGGAAGGTCTTGATTGAAATTATTAATTTTTTAAAAAAATTTAAAGAATATCAAGAATACTCTGAAGAAAATCTAAAAGCACACATACAACCTAGTTATGAACTCAATCAATATAAGATATTCAAAGATGATGAAATTACAGGATTTGTAAATTGGGCATTTTTAAACGAAACCCAAAAAACAAAATTTATAAATCATGCAATCATAGACCAAACTAATTGGAACTGTGGTAATAATTTGTGTCTAGCAAATTTTGTTAGTAGTAAAAATATATTAGATATGGTTAATTGGTGTAAACAACATTTTTTTAAAGAATTAAAACAAGAATATGTTATTTGGGTAAAAGCATTTAGAAATAATAGAGTTATGAAGGTAAGTAATAAATGGCAGAAATAGTCAAAGGTATTCAACAAGTTGCACAGAAAGTTGTTTCTTGGTTTATAGATATTCCAGAAATACCAGATACACCAGAAGTAGAAGAAATAAGAGGTACTCTACTTAATAAACAATCTAATAATGCACAAATCCCTGTAGTTTATGGTGAACGATTACTTGGTGGAACAAGAGTATTTATTGAAACAAGTGGAACTGATAATACTTACCTATACATAGCATTAGTTTTATGTGAGGGTGAGATTAATGCAGTCACACAAATACAAATTAATGATGATGCTGTGACTTTTAGTGGAAGTTTTGCTGATGGAACAGAAATAACATCTAATGATAGTAAATATGGAACAACTGTAAAGGCACAACCATTTTATGGTACTGATGGGCAATCAGCATCAAGTTTATTATCAACATTGTCTAGTTGGGGTAGTAATCATAAGTTATCTGGTATTTGTTATGTTGCATTTAGATTTGAATGGGATAGCGACAAATATACAGGCATTCCAAATATCAAAGTAAAAATACAAGGAAAAAAAATATCAACCTTTGATGCGAGTAGTAATGAAACCACAGGACAGTATTCTACTAACCCTGCATTTGTTCTTCTAGATTTTATGAGAAATGAAAGATATGGAAAAGGCATTCCATTAACTGAATTGGATATACCTAGTTTTTATTCAGCTTCTCAAATAGCAGATACTACAGTCACTTACTTTACAGGAACAACAGGCAAACTATTTGAATGCCATACAGTTTTAAATACTAATAAAAAAATATTAGATAATGTAAAAACACTTTTAAGAGGTATGAGAGGACTTTTACCTTATGTACAAGGTAAGTATAAATTAATAATAGAAAGCACAGGAACTGCAAGTTTTACTCTTGATGAAAGTAATATTATTGGTGGAATAAAAGTAGAGAGTGAAAGAAAAGACCAAAAATATAACAGAGTATTAGTGAACTTTGTAAACCCAGATAAGAATTATCAAGCTGATACGATTGTTTATGACACCGACCATGCAACATTAAAGACTGCTGATGGTGGTTTTTTACAAGAGGGAAATATTACACTAAATACAATAAACTCACCTTATCAAGCACATGAATTTGGAAAAATTATTCTTCAAAGAAGTAGAAATAATTTAAAATTAGGACTTATTGCAAACTATGAAGCCTTAGATTTAGCGATTGGCGATATTGTCAATGTCACCTCAACAATTTTAGGTATGACAAACAAAGCCTTTAGAGTAAGTGGAATGACACTTAATTCTAATTTTACAACTAATTTATCTTTACAAGAACATCAAGATAGTTGGTACACATTCGACACAATAACTCAAGTTGCTACTGTTCCAGATACTAATTTACCAGACCCATTTACTATTCAACCACCTGCTTCATTAACACTAGGTGATGAAATGATAGAATACAATGATGGTAGTGTTTTGACTAGACTATCAGCTACCATTGGTGCATCTACCGACCAATTTGTTAGTGAATATGAAGTAGAAGCAAAACAAACTCTTGATAAGACAGGTGCGGCAGTCACAGATGATTTTAGAGTTATTGGTAGAGGCTCAGCATTAGAATATTTCCTACTTAATGCTATTGATAACGCAACCTATGAAGTAAGAGTCAGAGCCATTAATAGTATTGGTGTTAAATCTACCTTTGTCACTGCTACAAGACAAATTGTTGGACAAACAGCTTCGCCATCAGATGTAGAAAATTTTTCTATTAATGTTGTTGGCGACCAAGCTATTTTAGGTTGGTCATCTATTCCAGACTTAGACTTAGATTTTTATATTATTCGTTTTAGTACCGATACCACTAATCCCACATGGCTAAATAGTTTTGATTTTATTGAACGTATTGGCAGACCTGCCACATCAGTCACAGTGCCATTAAAATCTGGCTCATATCTCATCAAGGCACAAGATAAACTAGGCAACCAATCTATTAATGAAACTATTATTTCTACTAATATTGAAAGTGTTAATTTTATTAATGTTCAAACAATTAATGAACACACAGGATTTACAGGAACAAAAAGTAATGTTTCTTTAGTCACTAGGGATAGCACTAATTTTATTGGATTAACTGCAACAGGAACTGTTGGTGATAGTGCCACAAGAGTACCTGCTAATGGAACTTATGATTTTGCTAATACGATAGATTTAGGTGCTAAGTTAAAAGGTTTATTTTCAGCTTCTATATCTCAAATCACAGAAGATGTATCTGAGTTTTTTGATGGTGGGCGACCAGATGCAACTACTTTATTTGATGAAGGGCGACCAAGCCCATTTGATGGGGTAGCACCTGCTAATTCTCATACAATCTTAGAGATTGCTACTTCAGATGATAATTCTACTTTTTCAGCATTTAAGCCTTTTGTTGTGGGTGAACATATAGGTAGATATTTTAAATTTAGAATATTATTTGAAAGTGATGATTTGAAAGCTAGAGCCTTAATCAGTAATTTATCCGTCACAGTATCAGTAGCTAAAAGACGAGAAAGTGGAAATGATATTGCTAGTGGAACAGGGGGTAAGGCAGTCACCTTTACTAATGCCTTTAAGACAACTCCTGCATTAGGTATTGCGGCTCAGAACATGGACACAGGTGATTATTTTACGATTAGTTCTAAATCATCTACAGGATTTACCATTGAGTTTTTTAATTCTAGTGATACAAGTATAAATAGAACATTTGATTTTATAGCTGAAGGAAGTGGACAAGTAATAACATGAGCCAAGTATCACAAATAACATTAGATAACCAAGCCTTTAGTACATTTCGTAGTGCATTAAATAATTCTTTAGGTGCTTTAAATACAGGTCATATTGGCAGTTCAAGACCAAGTTCAGCGGCGGCAGGAACAATATGGCTAGACAATTCGGTCACAAATACTATAACAATGAAACTATTTGACGGAGCAGATGATTTAACATTGTTTTCTGTGAATACATCTACAAATGCAGTCACCTTACCTGCAACTGTAAGTATTACTGAAAGCGACCCAACTGCAATTCCGTTTGCAATAGCATTAGGATAAAAACATGGCAAATAACTTTTCAGTAATAGAAACATCTCTTTCAGACGCAACCTCTACGACTATTGTATCTACAACATCTAATAAACAGATTGTGGTGGGTTTAAATATAGCTAATACAGGCTCATCATCTATTGATGTAGATGTGGTTGTGAATGATGGCTCAAATAATTTTAACGTAGTTAAAGACGTATCAATCCCTGTAAATTCAAAAGTAGAAATCATCAAAGGGAAGTTAGTTCTAGGAAGTGGATATTCAATGACTGCTCAATCAAGTGCATCTGGTGGTGATTGCGATATTATCGTTTCCCTACTAACTGATGTTGCCTAATGAGTACCGATACTAACGATATCTATTATGTAGGTAGTAGAGCAGGAACAGATGATGTTGATGTTCTACATAAATCCACAATAACAAAATCCCTAGTCATTCCCTCAGATAGTAATGCCTTAATGGTAGGCACAGTGACTATTGATGGAACAATAACAGTAGATGGAACATTGGTGATAGTATGAGTAGCATTGAAGTAGATAAAATCGTACCTGCTACAGGAACAAGTTTAACCTTAGGTGATAGTGGTGATACATTTACTATTCCGAGTGGAGTGACCTTAACGAATAGTGGAACTGCTAGTGGATTTGGTAAGATTGGTCAAGTAGTTAGTGGAGTAAATTCAACCTTTGCAACAACAACATCAAGTACATATTCTGATACAGGTCTAACACAAGCCATTACACCTTCAGCTACTTCTAGTAAAGTTTTAATTATTATAAGTGCTAGTTTGGGTAATATCACCTCCGCAAAAAATAATAGTGCTAGAATACTTAGAGGTTCTACAGAAATTGAAGAATATTCAAGAGTATCTTTTAATAGTGCAGGTCATTCAGATGTTCAAAACAGTTTTGTTTTTTTAGATAGTCCAAGTACCACTTCATCTACCACATATAAATTACAATATAAAACAGACGGAGGTACTTTAAGATTTAATGATAACAGTATTTCTAATCCTGCATCAACAATTACATTAATGGAGGTACTAGCATAATGATTACTAAAGTAGATGCTTTGTTAAAATTAAAACCAGACGCTGAGTGGACTTGGCGAGGTGATGATTATGATGGTTTAAAATGGTTAGACCAAAATCAAACTAAACCAACTGAACAAGAAATATTAGATAAACAAACAGAACTTCAAACAGAATATGATAATAACCAATACCAAAGAGATAGAGCAAATGATTATCCCCCTATTGAAGAACAATTAGATATGCAGTATTGGGATAAAATAAATGGAACTAATAATTGGGAAACAATGATTGCAGAAATTAAAGCGAGATATCCAAAATGAGCATAATTAAAACAGATGAAATCCAAGCAAGAACTTCTGGCAACAGAGTAGTCTTACCAGATGTTAATAACTATCCACCTTTTAGAAATTTAATTATCAATGGTGATATGTCTATTGACCAAAGAAATGGTGGTGCAAGTCAAACGATTGCATCAGCTAACAC